GGCTGGTGAAGCCATTCGTATTGTTGGCTCATCAACAGTGTATCCGTTTACAACAGTCGTGGCCGAAGCATTTGCCAAGACAAATGGCGGTAAGGCCCCAATCATCGAAGCCACTGGCACAGGTGGTGGCATGAAGATTTTCTGTGCTGGTAATGGTGAAGGTCAGGCCGATGCCGTGAATGCTTCTCGTCGTATCAAGGATGAAGAAGCCAAGATGTGTGCTGGTAATGGCGTCAAGTTTTCTGAACTTGAAATCGGCTATGATGGTATCGTGTTGGCACAGTCCAAGGAAGGTCAAAGCATTGATCTGACAGTCGAGGATTTGATCGCAGCAATTCGTAAGGATTCAACAGCAAAAACTTGGGCTGATGTAAATTCATCTCTACCTCCAACCAAAATTGCCGTGGTTGGTCCTCCTCCCACATCAGGAACTCGTGATTCTCTAATCGAGATTCTGAAGCACCATGATAAGTCCTTTGATGGTCAGCTACGCACCGATGGTGGCTGGATCGATGGTGGTGAGAATGATAACTTCATTGTTGAAAAGCTAACTAAGGACAAGAATCTTGTCGGTGTTTTTGGTTGGTCGTTCTATGAAGAAAACCAGAGCAAGGTTCGTGCTGTCTCAGTTGATGTCGAACCAACAATTGACACAATCCTTGATGGTAAGTATCCCTTTGCTCGTCCGCTATATGTCTATTTCAAGGACTCACACAGCGAAGTTACACCAAGCTTGCAATCATTTAAGGCATTCTTTATGTCTCAGACCAAGCCCGGTTCTCTTCTAGAAGATAAGGGTCTAATCATTAAGTAACGTTCGGAGATATGGGGAAGTTCTCTGATAAATATTAATTATCAACTTTTAGAAGGAGACTTTCCTATGCCTCTAACTTTTATTGTCCTTGCCTGTCACTTGAATGTGACAGAACCGGACGAGACAAACAAGGACTGCAAAATTTTCAAGGAAGAAATTCTTGATGAAGGTCAAGAGATAACACCTATGGCGTGCATGATGCAGTCACCACCAATGATCATGAAATTTGAAGAACACCATCCCGGCTGGAAAGCAAGAAAATGGACTTGTAAGTACTTGACACCAGAGCAGGATGCGTGATAGTAAGATATAGATAAAAAAGAAGATTAGTAGGAGCAGCAATGTCAACAAATTATTTCCCGTCACTTTACCAAGAATTTATTCACCTTTCACGATATTCCCGTTGGCTTCCCGATAAGAATCGTAGAGAGAATTGGGCCGAGACGGTTGATCGTTATTTCAATTTCTTTGACGATCATCTCAAGGAAATGCATAATTTCACTCTTGACACATCAGTCCGTAAGGAACTGCATGATGCGGTGATGAATCTTGAGATTATGCCATCCATGCGTTGTCTTATGACTGCGGGTGAAGCCCTGAAGCGTGAGAACGTGGCTGGTTATAACTGCTCCTACGTTGCCGTGGATAATCCAAGATCATTCGATGAAATCCTTTACATTCTCATGAATGGCACAGGTGTTGGCTTTTCTGTGGAATCCAAGTTCGTTGAACAGATGCCACAGGTTGCCGAAGACTTCCATGATTCTGATACCATGATTGTTGTGGCCGATTCCAAGCTTGGCTGGGCCAAGGCTCTGCGTGAGATGATTGTTCTGCTTTACACAGGTCAGGTTCCCAAGTGGGATGTGTCTAAGGTTCGTCCTGCCGGTGCTCCACTCAAGACCTTTGGTGGTCGTGCATCTGGTCCAGAACCACTTGTTTCACTCTTTGAGTTTGTCGTCAAGACATTCAAGAAGGCTGCTGGTCGTCGTCTAACCACATTGGAGTGTCATGACATTGTATGCAAGATTGCTGAAATCGTGGTTGTCGGTGGCGTTCGCCGTTCTGCTCTCATTTCTCTCTCTGATCTATCTGATGACCGGATGAGACATGCCAAGTCAGGTGCATGGTGGGAAGATAACGTTCAGCGTGCCCTAGCCAACAATTCATTCGTGGCTAAGGACAAGCCAGATGTTGGCACATTCATGCGTGAATGGCTATCCCTCTATGAATCCAAGTCAGGCGAGCGTGGCATCTTTTCTCGTGCAGCCTCACAGGCACAGGCCGAGAAGTTTGGTCGTCGTGACCCTAACCATGACTTCGGAACCAACCCATGTTCTGAAATCATTCTACGCAATCGTGAGTTCTGCAATCTCACTGAGGTTGTTATTCGTGAATCAGATACTCCAGAAACCTTGGCTCGCAAGGTTCGTCTGGCCACAATCCTTGGCACGATTCAGTCTACCCTAACCAACTTCAAGTACATCTCAAAGAAGTGGGAAGAAAACTGCAAGGAAGAACGACTACTTGGTGTGTCTATGACAGGCATCATGGATAATGTATGGACAAATGATCACAATTCTGGTCTTGAAGAACGGCTAGAAAAACTTAGAGAAGAAGCCGTTAAGGCAAACAAAGAATGGGCCGAGAAAATTGGTATTCCACAGTCTGCCGCCATCACTTGCGTCAAGCCATCTGGCACAGTTTCTCAGTTGGTCGATTCTGCATCAGGTATTCATGCTCGCCACAATCCATACTATATTCGTACAGTACGGGCAGACAAGAAAGACCCACTAGCCAAAATGATGGTTGATATGGGCTTCCCTGTTGAAGACGATCTGACCAAGCCACAACACACCTATGTTTTCTCGTTCCCGATGAAGGCACCAGAGCAAGCAATTTTCCGCAATAACCTAGATGCTATTCGTCAGCTTTCGATCTGGTTAAAGTATCAGCGTCATTGGTGTGAGCACAAGCCTTCGGTAACTGTTTCTGTTAAAGAAGATGAATGGCCAGAAGTTGGTGCATGGGTCTATAACCACTTCGATGAAATGTCAGGTGTTTCGTTCTTGCCGTTTTCCGATCATGTCTATAAGCAAGCACCGTATCAGGACATCAGCAAGGAAGAATATGAAGAATGGGTTAAGAAGATGCCTGATCCCAAGGAAGTTGATTGGTCCCTTCTTCAACACTATGAGAAGCATGATGCCACAACAGGCACACAAGAACTTGCGTGTGTGGCCGGTGGATGCGAACTTCCATAATCCTATATAACTGGTGGGCTTTCATAGGCCCACCAGTGCATACCCAACAGAAGGAAATCGCATGTCAAAGGAAGTAGAAAAGAAAGTATGTAATCAATGTGAGTCGTCATACAAGTTATTGTTTGATCTTGATTCAACATCTGGTTATCCTAAATTCTGTCCCTTCTGTGGCTGCGACACATACGATGAAGAACTTGAGTTTGGGGAAGAAGATGAGTGATGATTATAAGAAAGGATACCGTGAGGGTTTCCGTGATGGTTTTGAGGCAGCAAAGAAAAAAGTTCAAGCTCCAGCACAAATAACAGATATAGTTTCTTCTTGTCCAAAATGTGGGGCTAAATTCAAAGGTCCTATGGGATATGTATGTGGTCGCTCGGATTGTCCAAACTTTCAGGTGACCTGTTTATAATAAATGTGGATGTATCAGGGTGAGGAGTTCAAGGAAGAACAGGCTGAAGGTTATGTCGGCTTTGTCTATCTCATAGAAAACATCTTCACAAAAAAGAAATACATAGGAAAGAAACTATTCTCTTTTACCAGAACCAAAAAGGTCAAGGGTAAGACACGCCGCAAGAAAGTGACAAAGCAATCTGATTGGCAGGACTACTATGGTTCAAACAATCAACTTAAAGAAGATGTAAAACAGTTTGGTGTGACTTGCTTTCGTCGAGAGATACTACACTTGTGTAAGACCAAAGGAACTTGTAGTTATCTGGAATTGAAAGAACAAATACTTCACAATGCCCTTGAATCAGAAAACTTCTATAACGATCAAATCTATGTGAGAATACATCGCTCGCATATTAAGTTGTAGCACTAACTTTCCCGCTCGGTAAAATTTGACCAAAAAGTATATGCAACTTGCCATAAATTTCCCGAGCGGGAAAGTACAGCACATACAACTTCAACAAAATTGGGTTGCATATACTAACCCGTTGATTTTCCTCAAAACATTTCCGCTTGACAAGTTCCATAGGGTTTGCTATTATGATCCTATCGTGATGAAAGGAAAACAAATGACCGATCAAGATATTCGTGATCTTTATGACATGTATCCGAACCTTACACTCGGCCAGTTGTCAAAGATGACGGGGCGTCAGGTCTCGCATCTGAAGCGTATCCTCATGGGAGGTAAGTAAGATGGTGGAAGTTCGTTGTCTTTCGGTGCTCGGCGGCTGGCAGACTTGTGTCGGCCAAACCGACATTACCTTTGGTCCGGTGTTCAATAACATTACGGACCTGTGGAACTGGCAGAAAGAAAACCTTACTTGGAGGTAAGTAATGTACTCACTCTATCTTACTTTCTTTGGCTACTCTATCCTTGATACGGATAGTTTTCAGAAGGCCCTTGACAGGGCCAAGCTGTCCGGTTACACTTGCACAATTCTAAAGGATGGTTCGCCTGTTGCGGAGTATTCCCCCATTGGGGGACTCCGTTCCCTTTCTTTCTAATGGAGACTAAAATGAATCGCCGTGAAATGTGGAAGGCCGCATATGAATCTCTGTGGGTCCGTCTCTATGGTAGTGAAAATCTACCAAAGACAGATCACTGGGACACTCTGGACTTCATGCACGAAATGGAAAACATGGTCTCGTATGAGATCAAGGAACTCTATTATTCGGCCCATCAGGATGAGGCGGTGATATGATGAAAACAATAGAAAAAATTTATGTGACAGATCAACTTATTCATATAGACTTGCATAGTTATGCTTTGAATGAAGCAATAGAAATGTTATCAAATCTTTCCAAAATTTATACTGAAAACGGTTATAAAAATTTACGATTGGATATGATTCTATTATATCGATATGAAGATGTAGAACGGCTTTATTTGTTAGGTGATAGGATTGAGACTGATAAGGAATATAATAAAAGATTGAAGATGCTGAATGAAGAAAAGTCCAAGAAAAAAACAGATAAGAAATTGGCTGAAGAAAAAGAACGGGCTGAATATGAACGGCTGAAAAAGAAGTATGGAGAATAATATGTGGAAACCCATCAACACTGTTCCTGTTGATGAGCCTGTTTTGCTTTGGAGAGCGGACAGGAAGGTTGTAGAGATACGGCGAGTTCAGAAAGAATGGTTAGATGTACTTGACTTTCACAAAGAACTCGCCTATACTCATTGGATGGATTTACCAGAAGGACCAAAGTGATATGGAAGATTATCAGATTCTCGGCGTGATCTTTATTGTGATTGGCATTCTTTTTCTGGTCTATGCTTCTAAGATGGAGAACTGATAATGTCCGAACCTAAAATCATAGAGGACCTTGTTGAGAAGTGCGACTATGATACCAAGCT